TCATCGGTCCGATCGAGACCGAGATGGATGGCGGCAATGTGCGCCAGCGCAGCCGGCCCGGCTCCAACGTCGCGACCCTGCAATGGCGCAGGCGCATGACGACGGCGCAGCATGCGAGCTTCGATGCGTTCGTGCGTGTCACGCTCACGAACGCAAGTGCGCGCTTCACCATGCCGGTGTGGTTGGGCGCAGGCTACGTCAGCAAGACCGTGCAGATCGTCAAGGATTCGCTCGCGATCGAGCAGGACGGGCTCTTCATCTCGGTGTCGATGACCTTGCGCGTCTACGGAATGTGAGCGATGCCGACCGGAACGGCCGCATGGGAAGAGGCCGACGCCTCCGTGCCCGCATCGGTTCAGGTATATTTCACGCTCGAGCTGCAGCATCCGGGCTTCGTCGACGAGGCGATGAACCCGATCCCGATCCGCTGCGTCGCCGGCGTCTACGAGGACATGGCATTCGGCATCGAGGAGGGCGCCACGTTCAACGGCGGCGAGATCGCGACGTTCGCCGCCATTCCCTTCTCTGCCGACTTCCCGGAGTTCGCGGAAGGCAAGGTACCGGAGACGCGGATCACAGTCGACAACGTCAGCCGCGAGCTCGTGCCGCACATCGAGGCCGCCCTGTCGGTCCGCGCCGACCTGATCGCGATCTATCGGGAGTACCGCTCCGACGATCTATCAGCACCGTGCTATGGGCCGGTCGAGTTCATCGTCCGCAACATCACCATGTCGGGGACCAGGATTGAGGGCACGGCCTCGATCGACAATCTCGCCAACAAGAAATTCCCCACGCGCGTCTACACCACGCGGGAATATCCGGGCCTGCAGCCGTGATCGACCGCACTGCTTTCCTGCGCGGCCTCATCGGCAAGCGCTGGGCCGCGGGCGCATGTGGCCCGGAGTCCTTTGACTGTTGGCATCTGGCGCGGCACGTGCAGAAGGGTCTGTTCGGCCGCGAGCTGCCGAGCATCTCAGTGCCGGATGATCCCGGCTGGGCATGGATGCTCGAGACGATTGCCAAGCATCCGGAGCGCGCGCGATGGGTCGAGCGGCCCACGCTCAACGGGCATCTGATCAATGCGCGTGACGGCGCATTGGTGCTGATGGCCCGCGCGCAGCGCGCCGCGCATGTCGGGGTGTGGCTCGCGCCGGAGTGTGGCGTGATCCACTGCAATCAACCTTCTGGCGTCAAGTTCGAGGACGCGGCTGTGTTGCGGGCTTCGGGTTGGCGCAGGCTGATGTTCTTCGAGCCGAGAGAGCGCGGGATCGAATGTCGCTGAATAGCATGACGGCTATCAATGTCCCCCCGAGATGCTCATTGCGGAAAATACGGGACCGATCCGTTCCTGCTGCCGCTCACACCTTCTTCACGGGAGGTATCGTCCACGTGCCGTCTATGATCGATGGGTCGGACTCGTTCGGCCAATACATCCGAAGCATGAGGATGAACTTGCCGGCAGGAGCGGGCAGCCAATTCGACTCCTTGTCCGAGCCCGGCGAGTCCTTCTGGATGTAGAGGTCGACCGATCCGTCCGGATTCGCCTTCAGATCCTGACGCGGACTGATCGAGTATCGGTTGAGCACGTTCGGGACGAAGAAATATTGACCGTCGTACATCGTGATCGACCAAAAGCCTTCAACCGGCGGCAGTTGGCCCTTGGGGAAGCGCATAACGTATTTGTTCGCTCCGTCGTACACGCGGTCGTCGGCGTCCTTCAGGGAGGTCGGATAGACCGCATCCTGCGGGCGGTTGGCGCCGAGTCCGATCGCCGTGACGAGCGCCCGCATGAGATAATCGGTGCCGTAGATGCCGGTCTTGGTTGTAAAGCCCCAACCATTGATGTCCTTCACCTCCTTGTTGATCTTGAACTGGATCATGATCCGGTCTTGGGCGATTTCCGGGATGCGCTTGATGAAGTCCGCCTTGAGTTTGCCCGCGTCGAAGTCCTTACCGGGGACGAGCCCGATGCGGGCGAACTTCGCGAGCGCAGGCGCGTCGGCCGCCGACGGCGGATTGGCCTTCATGAGCTGTGCGAGCAGGCTGAAGTACGCGATGGCGTCCATGCGGTTTACTTGGTCCCGCACAGGCGTCTTCATGTCGATGGAGGGATCGACCTTGCCAGGAGGCGGCGTGTAGGGTTTGCCGTATGTGCTCAGCGGAACGAGCTTGAACTCGTCCTGCAGCGCATGCACGGCCGCGTAGTCCTGCGGCGTGCCGGTGCAGTAGATGCGGCCGAGCAGCCAGACGATGTTGGTCGGCGACTTCAGCTGCTTGACACCCGCCGGAAGCGTGCCGGTCCAACCCGGCCCAGTGATGGCGTAGGTCTGTGCGCCGGTGCCGGTCGTCCGCGTGCCGGGCACTTGGAACACGGTCGTCCAACCGTCGAGCATCGGCATCAGGTAGTAACGGCCCTTCATGTCCGGGATGCTCAGCACCCACGGCTCATTGCCAACCTCGAAGAACGTGGTGGTGTAGAGCGTGTCGGCATTGGGCGCTGTCACATCCCGGAACGACGCGTCCGGATAGTGCCGCATATTGATGAGTTGGCCCATCGGCGCGTGAGTCCCTGCCGGCGAGGCGACGTTCGTGATGACCCTGCGGGTCATCTCCATCGTCACCAGCGGGTAGCCATAGATGTAGGCATCGGTTGCCAGCCAGAACTCCTCAAGCCCTCCCTCAATGCCCAAAAGCTCACCCAGGTAGGCTTGGCTCATGCCGCTCGCCAAGGTGCCGGCGAGAAGGCTCATACCACCGATCGTTGCTTGGCGACGGGTTACGTAGGTTTTCATGGCAAATTTCCCTGCGCTTAGCTTAGGTCTTGAGCATTTTACGCAGTTTAGGCGCAGCTGCGCGACACCAAGATTGCCTTGGGAGCGCAGGCGCACGGATGGCTCCAAGGATAATGCTCATGCGCTGGCTTGAACGCCATTGCCCTTGGGCAAAGGACTGTTTTCCGGTTGTCCTCGGAAAACGCACATCTGATCCACCCTCGCTCATTCCGCAATTGAACTGACATGCGTTACGAAAACGCCGTCGAGGCGCGCGCCAATTCGGGCGATACCGCCGAGCACGTGGTGCGGCATCTCATGATGCCGGGGCACGAGCTCGCGCGTGCAGCACCGCTCCCCGGCGAGCGCATCGGCGAGTTCCTCGCGCGCACGGGTTGGTCGAAGCGCGCTCGGTTCGCGGATCGCAAATGGCGCTGGACCTGGCAGCTGCCGACCGTCTGCATGATCAACGGCGCCTTCGTCCTGCAGCGCCAGTGGAGGCGGCGCCGCATCAAGGCCACGGACCAGGTCGTCTTCCTGTCGCGGCCGCTCGGTGGCGACAGCGGAGCGGGCAAGCAGGTGCTTGGCCTGGTCGCGCTGATCGCGGCCTCCGCGCTGGCGCTGTGGCTGCCCGGTGTCATCGGCCTCAGCGGTATCGCCGGCACGCTCGTAACAGCCGGCATCACCGTCGGCGCCTCACTCCTTATCAACGCGCTGGTCGCGCCCAAGGCCGGTGGCCAGGCCGACGCCGGCACGGCGCAGGATACCGCGCCGCAGGCCTTCTCGCTCTCGGCTGCGGGCAACAACCCGCGTCCCCTCCAGACGATCCCCGTCAGCTATGGCCGGCTGCGCAAGCATTGCGACTTTGCCACCATGCCGTGGAGCGAGTTCGTCGGCGACGAGCAATACCTCAACGTGCTGCTGTGCGAGGGCTCCGGCAGATATCAGCACGAGCAGGTGCTGATCGACGACACCCCGCTGTGGACCAGTGGTGGAGGGGTCAATCCCGACTTCGACGCGCAGGTCGCATTCTACGATCCCGGCCAGACCGTCACGCTGTTCCCGGTCAACGTCACGACAGCTGTCGAGGTCAACGGGCAGCAGCTGCCGCCCGGCACCGGCTCCAACCCGGTCAACGACCTGCCGCTGCCCCATTCTGCCTGGAATCGCGAATGGCTCCACAAGAGATTCGCGCGGATTGAGCGAGCCGCCACCCGGTTGACGCGCCCATCGCCCGTCTCGATGAGGCTTGATCATGAAGGCCGTGATCCGGCCGCAAGTCGACCGAGGAAGGCCCTGCCATATGACCGCCGCCGAACGGCTCGACGAGATCGCCGAGATTCTGGCGACCGGCCTCATCCGCCTCCGCGCCCGCAAGTCCAGTCCTTTATCTCGCGACGGCGGAGAAAGTTCGCTCGACTTCTCGCCCGACCAACGCGGTCATGCGTGCGCTAGACTGCAGCGGGCAAAGTCGCAAGCGATCTCGGGCTTACTGCCGCCGGAGGCCTTGCGCACGTTGTCGCGCCAGGGTCCGCGATATCTGTGGGAGACGCGCGAGGCGGCCGAGGCATGCTTCTGCCAGGCCGTTTTCACACCACCAAGGTAGAGTCGGAATGTGGCGCGGTGACTGTAGGCTGACCATATCTGTTTCCGCCCCTTTCGTCTGGCGGTGCCTTAGTAGATCAGCCGATGGCTCCGTTTCCACATTCCGCTCATCGAACCGGACAGGCGGATCTCCCGCATCCGGCTCTCGGACGAGCTGTGCGGGATTTTGGGTGACGAGGCGATCAGGCGGCGTGGTTTGCCGGCAGTTCGATGACCTCGATGCCATTTTCAAATTTGACACCTGCGACGACCTTCGGCAACTGATTTGTGCCTTTTAGCCGCCGCCAGGTCTTCGCTGCGGCGCAGAGCAGCTTGAACACCATCAACTTGGCAGTGGTTGACGACAACGAGCCTTTCGTACGCACCGTCCTGTGCCGGACCGTCGCGAACACGCTTTCGATGGGATTCGTCGTCCGCAAATGGTCCCAATGCTCGGCGGGGAAGTCGTAGAGCGCAAGCAGTGCGTCGCGATCTTTCGTCAGACACTCGACCGCCTTGTCGTACTTCGCTCCGTATTTTTCGGCGAAGACGTCGATCGCCACTTCGGCCGAAGCTCGGTTCGGCGCCAAGTAGACTTCGCGCAGGTCCTTCTTCATGTTGGCCTGCACCGGCAGGGCGACCTTGTTCAAGATATTTGCGGTTTTGTGCACCCAGCACCGCTGATGCCGCGTGGCGGGGAAGACCTCGTCGAGCGCCTTCCAGAATCCGAGCGCACCGTCACCGACGGCAATTTCCGGGGCGATCTTCAGCCCACGGCTTTTCGTCTCGACGAGCAGCTCGTGCCAGCTCTGCGCGCTCTCGCGCACGCCGACCTGGAAGCCGATCAGCTCCTTCTTGCCTTCCGGCGTCGCGCCGATCAGCACCAGCATGCATTCGCCGTGGTCTTCCATGCGGGCCTGCAGGAAGACGCCGTCCGCCCACACGTACACGTACCGGCGCGCAGACAGATCGCGCTTCTGCCAGCGTTCGTACTCGCCCTGCCACTCCGCCGTCAGTCTGGAGATCACCGCCGGAGAAAGATTCGGCGCATCCTTGCCCAGGAGCGCCGCTAGCGCCTCCTGGAAGTCGCCCGTCGAGATGCCCCGCAGGTAGAGCACCGGCAAAAGTGCGTCCAAGCTGCTCGTGCGCCGTGCCCACAGCGGCAAGATCGCCGACGTGAAGCGAATCCGCTCGCCATCGCTGGGCGCCGCGCGATCCCGAATCTTCACTCGGGCAACCTCGACAGCGCCAATCCCCGTCTGGATCGTCCGCACTGGGCCGTGGCCGTGCCGCACCAGGCGGTCTCGGCCGTCGGGAAGCTTCAAGCCCTTCATCGCGGCGAGAAATGCCTCGGCTTCCATCTCGACAGCCTGCGCAAGCAGCTCCCGCGCACCAGATCGCAAGATATTCGTCAGTGGATCGTCGATCTCGTCGGGCTGACGCAGTGGGACAACGTTGCTATTCTCATTCATGGCGTATCGCTCTCCTCGAGAGGTTCTGGCAGGCTCGACACCCGCCTCGATACGCCGCCTATCTCATTCCGTCATCACCCAGTTTCCCGCATAGCTCCTCTCGGACAAGACTTCACGCCTTCACCCACGGCACGTCGTGCCCAAGCCGGCACAGGCGTACGAGGCCGAAGTGCCCGTAAAGGTGCGAGAGTGGATAAGTCCCGCCCTTGCTTCGCCTGACCTTGTGCTTGATGCGCAACCACCGGCGCAACCGCACCGCTGTGTAGTTGTCGAGCGCGCGATACGCCTTTGTGACGGTTCCTACTTCAAAGTAGTTCGCCCATCCACGTAACCTGCGGTTCAACATTCTCACCAGTTGTGTGGTCTCTTGCCATGTCCCCGTCCGGACGGTCAGCGCGTGGATGTTGTCCACCATGCGCTTGATGCTCTTCTTCGATGGCCGGAACCCCAAATACGCCTTGCCGGTTCTCGCTGAATACATCCGCCCGAACGTGTACCCCAAGAAGTCGAACTCCCCTTCCGGCACCTTGCAGATTCGTGTCTTCTCCTCGTTGACCGTGAGCTTCAGCTTTCCCATGATCTCG